CCACCATTAACGTACCTTGTCTTCTGATGTCGTACTCTTTTTCAACACCTAAGTCCATAAGTTTAACTGTACCTACAGCACTTGGGTGAGATACTAAAGCAACGTAGTTAGTTAAGTTTACAGCTTGAGGGTTTGAACCACCTGCTGTAGCTGAACCTTGGTCTACGCCTGAGTTTACGTTACTGTCAACAAAGTGTGCTACAGGTACTAATTCAATACCTGCAATTTTCACTACTTTACCTTCAGCGATTGAACCTCTACCACTAAAATCAACATTAATCGCATTAGTTGCGTTTGCTAATTTGTAGTATTCTTCCAATCTCATAAAGCATTTTCTGCCTTCTGATGGAACGTAATTTGCGTCTAGTTGTTTTGCCGCACCAAATAGTGCATCAATCATTGCGTTAGCCGCAGTAGCGTCTGTTGCATTTGCGATACCAGTATTAGTGATAGTTGCTCCTGCTCCATATCCACTGTCAGATACGTTAGCTGATGCTTGTGATGCTAAACCAATAGTTTGTAAGATATGCTTATCTTTAGTGAAAGCAAGTGCTCTTCCAATTTCTTGTGAATATGCACTTCTTACGTCCCAATGGTTTTTAGCTTCCTCAATGTTTGATAAAAACACTGAAGAGATTAAAAGGTCATTAATTGTAATAACCTTTTCGTTGTGATTTACGTCTGAGCCAGTAATTTCATTACCTGCTGTGTGATAAGCCGCACCAACTCTACCCATTACTGGGAAAGTAGCTGATTTACCAGATGCAATACTTCTTACCATATCTGCACCTTCTGTTTTTGAAGCTCTTTCAAAAGAAGTTAATACTTCTCCTGCGAATACTTTTAGAAACAGAGCGTCTTCTGAACCACCTGCATTTACTTTACCGACTGAGACTGGACTTGCGTTTGCCATGTTTATCTCCTTCTTTGTGATTTATGACGTTTATTTATAAAAGCCTCTTCAATTCAGTTATTTAGTCAAGATTGTCTACCGCAGTAGGTCAAGTTATTTGGCTAAATTGTTTTGGCAGTTGCCACACATAAGTGTTGCACAACTATATTAACATTTCCATTTTCGTAAAGCTAGAGCTTTTCTTGTAGGTCTACCTTTACTATCTTTCATAGCTCCTTTTACTCCTGACATACGAGCACAAAACGACTTCCTACGACCTGCCGCTTTTGAACCACGTTTTACTTTGCCAGTTACAGGAGCTTTTAGGTTCATTCCTTGCGAATTGAAATATCTTCTTCCTGCGGCGTTCAAACCACCACTAGGATTCTGATGTTTTTTCGCAACCATGACTACCTTTTCTTACGTGTCTTAGCCGCTCTTTTAAAATTAGCGGCAGTAGGTGCACCTTTAGCTCCTACTTTTCTCATTTTTTCGCCACTACCTGCTTTGATTCTTTTTCTCTTAGCATGTATGTTAGCGTATAATCCTCTTTTTGCCATGATTATTTCTTTCTTTTACTATTCATTATTTTCTTTTTCAAAGCCATAGGCAGTCTTTTTTGTCCACCTTTTAATGCTTTGCTTGGTCTTCCTTTTTTAGAACCGTATGTTCCTTTTCCCATTGGCATGTTTATTTCTCCTTTTTACATTTACATTTATTTTCTTCTACTATGGGTACTTTTTTTTCCATAATATCTTGAACAGTTTTTAAACTGTCTTTTGCATGACTTAGTTTATTTACTCTATCTTTTAGTATAGACATAAACTTATCATGGTCAGCCACACCTACAGAATTATTAACAAATGTTTTTAACACTGCTGTGTGTTCTGCTATGTCTGCTTCATATTGCTTTTGTAAAGCTATTAACCAATACATATTATATCTCTGAGTTGGCTATCTTAGCTTTTACAGACGCTTGATAAGCAGGGTCTTTAGCATATCTAGGGTCAGCCATTGCTTCAGTTACTTCAGCCCAAGATGAATAACCTTGTTCTGCAACTGGCGTAGCTTTGCCTTGTACTAAATTTGGTTCAGTACCATTAGCTGATTGATATTTTGCTTTCAAACCATCTACTGCTAATTTTACTGTGTCCATATCTACACTATTTACTGCCGCATTGTATGCTTTCTTTTCACCTTCAGACATATTTTTAGATGCCCATGATGCCATTTCATTATAGGCTTCGTCACCACCTACCATATCTTTTACAGTATTGGTTTGTTGTTCACCTATAGCTTTTTGTCCTGCAATAAATTGGTCAACGTATGCTTTTGGAATACCTGACTGTTCTAGTGCTTTATATGATTCATCACCTAATTGACCTTTTTCAGCATATTCTTGTGCTAAAGTATCAAAATTTAATCCTGCATTTTCTACAGCATCTTCAGCTATCTCTAAAGTATTTTCTTGTTTTGTTTCTTCTACTTTAGGTTCTTCGCCTTTTAATTTTGTTGCATTTATTGGGTCAACTTCTGGTTTTGTTGGAGATTGTTCACCAAGTTTTTTCTCAAGCTCAGAATAACTTTTAGCCAAATCTTCTACTGACTTAAATTTTTCTGGTAAGCCTTCAACACTTTGTGTGGACTGTTTCTCTTCTACTGGCTTTTCGCTAGTAGTTTCTTCTTGTTTTACTTCTACTGAGTCTACCATTTTGTTTCCTTAATTATTGTTGTTTAGATAAATTGTTTGCAACTGGTGCTACAGCTTTCTCAGCCATATTCATCATTTGCTCGTTTTGCATTTGCTCTTCTTGAGCCGCCGCTTCCTGTGCCATTTGTTCTTGTGATTTAATTAATCCATCTGTATCAATACCTAAACCAGTAGCAATACGTTTTATTAAATCATCAGGGTTTAAAGATTGAACAACCGCAGGATTTATTTGAGCTAAGTTACCTATCTCAGCTACAAATTCTCTTAATTTTTGTAAATCATTACCTCTACCTAGAGCTTCAATACCTGTAATAATAGTAGGATTTACTGAACCTTTTGGTAAAGTTGGTATTTCATTTGCTGATTCCATTCTTTTCATTAGTATTGAAACTAATGGAAGTTGAAATTCTTGTGATAATAAAGAATATACACCACCCATAGCAGTTTCTAATTGTTCTGCCATATATCTAATCTCTTGTGCTGTAACTCTTTCAGCTTGTCTTTGTATAGCTGTGTGTAATAAGAAAGCAAATGATAATCTTTCTTCTAATTTTGCTATCATTCTTTCAACAACTTGTAAGTCAAATTGTTTTTGTGATTGTAGTACAGACACATCTTCTGCTGTACCAGTTATAATGTCACCATTTCTACTTAATGATAAATCTTTTTTTCTTGTTACTGCATTAGGTCTTACAAGAAATACTACTTTACTAGAAGCCGCCGCAGATTCTACAAGTGATTGTGATAATCCTTCCAAGCTCTTGAGGTCTCCCAAGAACTCCTCAACGTAGCCTCTTCCATAGTCCTCATTGTCAACTCTAATCATTCTTAGAGCTTGATATGGTAATTTATCTTTTTTAAATTTACCTATACTAGATGGTATCTTAACACCATTAGCTTCTTGACAAACATAAAATTCATCATTGGGTAATTTATAAACGTGTGTATATAATTCTATTTCTTCATCTTTTTTATAATTAGGGTCAGTAACTACTTGTGCCGCAACATCTTTATCTAATGCCATTACACTCATTTTTTCTTGAACAAGAATCTCACAAACATTACCTGAACTATCTCTTTGACATACATATTGAGTTAATGGAAATACTCTCATAGAACCTTTTTTAGGTAAATAAGTAAGTACATTACCTGCAACAATTAAATGTTTTAATGCTTCAAATACAGATACTCTTAATGCTAATTGTTCTATTTTATTAGTTACTTCTCTTTCAATAGTAGCTAAAGATTTTTCTACTTCTGATTTTAATTCTGCTCTCTGTTGTAAATCTTCTTTTGCTTTACCTGCAATAGATAATCTAAAGAATGGTGAGTTTGGGGGAAGTAATAATAATAAAAGTTTAGAAGCTAAATTGTTGACTCCCCTAGCTCCTACTGATTGGAAGGGGTTATATAAATCTGATGAATCTGTAAAACCATCAGGTTGAATAAGAGAAGGAATAGTTAATTCAGAGCACTCTTCTGCTCTATCTAAAAAATGTTCTCTATGTTGTTTTAATTTAGAATAACGCTGTCTTGCTGTACCTTGTGTAAAATCGTTATCCATGTATTCCATTTATTAAGAAATATTTAAGCCAGAACCAGTTGCTACATTTACACCTGAAGTAGTTTGTAATGAGCTTGTTCCTGATTTTTTAACTTTTTTCTTCTTTTTCTTCATGTCTTGCTCGTCTGCTGTTACCAAAGTTGGTGACAATTCTTCACCTACAGTTTGTGAAGTATTCACTGGCATTGGCGGAGCAGGTTGTGGAGCAGGGACTTTAGGTCTGCTAGTGCACATATTTATTTCTCCGTTCTCTCTTTTAAGTTATTAATAAATTTGACAACATCACGCTGTCCTGCTTTAAAATAAATGGTTTTAGTATCGTCTTTTAATTCAGGTGATTTTTCAGGAAACGTCTCATTTAATAGTTTCACTAAATCATCTACGTTACTTGGTAATGTTAAATCTTCCATAGTTTTATTCGTCTAAAAAGGGAACTTTACTTCCAAAGGTCTCCTGTTACTGTACCTTTATTGTATTCTGTTGCTCTGTTTTCAAAGAAATTAGCATGTTCTACACCATTTAATACCCAATCTAACCACCCTAAAGGGTTATGTTTTACACCATAATTAGGTTTTAATGATAATTGTAACAATCTTCTATCAGCTATATATCTAATATATTGTTTAACTTCGTTAGGATTTAGTCCTCGTATACCACCCATATTAAAAGCTAAATCTATAAATCTATCTTCTAAATCTACCATATCTCTAGCTGTTTGATATATACCTGCTTTAAATTTTTCTGTCCAAATGTGAGGGTTTTCTTTTATTAAAGAATGAAATAATTTAATCATGCTTTCTACATGGTGTGTTTCATCTCTTATAGACCATGTAACTATCTGACACATACCCTTCATTCTACCATATCTTTGAAAGTTAAGTAACATAACAAAAGAAGCAAATAGCTGTAAGCCTTCACCAAATGCAGAAAAACAAGCTATCTCTTTAGCTAATCCTTCTAATCCTTTACCTTTGCTTTCAAATAAATAATTATGTTTATCAGACATTTCTTTATATTGTTGAAATGCTTTATACTCTTTATCTGGTAATCCTATTGTATCATTGAGTAATGAATAACTATGTGCATGATTTGCTTCACTTGTAGCAAAAGCAGACAACATCATTCTTATTTCTGGTGGTTTAAATTTAGGAATGTATTTATCTAAATATGCTTGAGCTATATCTACATCACCTTGTGTAAAGAATTTAAGTATTTGTGATATAAGATTCTTTTCTTCTACAGTAAGTTTCTCATTCCAATCTCTTACATCTTCATGTAAAGGTACTTCACTAGGTAACCAGTGCATTTTTTGTTGCATATCGTAAGATTCAAAAGCCCACTCATAATCAAATGGTTTGTAATGTATACGTTCCTTAAATAAACTCATAGTTTTTTTTCTAACTCCTTTAAATATTTTTGTTCTTCTGCTAGTTTCTCCATCTCTATGTTGTCTGACTGTATGTCAGCTTGTTTCTTTTTCTTTTTAAAAATAGCATCATAATTTTTCCTGTATGCTTCACTAGGAATATGTACGCCATCTCTAATCTTATAGTCTTTAAAGCCCATAAAATAATTCTATCCCTTCTATTATAATTATAACTAATAATTCCAAAGCTAAAATAGTATGATAGACTGTCCACAATACAGTTTGTTTTTGTGGTTTTCTTCTACGTCTTTTACGTTTTGGTTTATCAATGTTGTCAAATAATTCTGAATATGTCATTACCCCTCGCATGATAAACAATCAGCTTCAGGTATGATTGTTCTTTCTATTTTTTTAGACACTAACTCTGCACGTTTAATAGCTTCTGAACGACAGTAGTATAGTGTTTTTAGTTTACGTTTCCAAGCTAACATGTGTATATCATGTAGCTCTTTTACATTTACGTCAGCAGGTACAAACACATTTATAGATTGTCCTTGACAAATATATTGTTGTCTGTCTGCCGCATGTTCTATTACCCATTGTTGGTTAATCTCAATAGCAGTTTTAAAAGTATCTTTCTCGTAATCAGATAATTCTTTTATATGCAAAACTGAGCCACGATTGGCAAGAATTGAAGTCCAAGTAGTATCATTATTGATTCCTTTCTTCTCTAATAGTTTTTCTAAATATTTATTCTTAACTAAAAACGAACCTGACATTGTTTTCTGCACATAGGCATTTGCTCTATATGGTTCTACTGAAGGTGAAGTAGTGCCACAAATAATAGAAGACGAAGCGTTAGGTGCTATAGCTAACAAGTGTGCATTACGCATACCAGTACCTTCCATGTCAGGTGCTTCACCTCTTTTAATCGCTAGTCTTTTAGACTCTTCTACTGCTTGTTCTTTTATCTTTTTAAATATTTTTAAATTTAATGACTTAGCTAATACAGATTCAAACGGAATACCTTTAGATTGTAAGTAAGCATGAAAACCCATAGCTCCTAAACCTAAACTTCTTTCATTGTTTGCACTGAATCTAGCTCTAAATAATTCTTCAGGTGCATAGTCAATAAAATATTGTAGTACGTTATCTAAGAATCTAATTAAGTCTGGTATAAATAATGTATCATTCTTCCACTCATCATACTTTTCTAAATTTACAGAAGACAAACAACACACTGCTGTTCTATTGTCACTTGTCGGTAAAGTAATTTCAGTACATAAATTAGAATGATGTACTTCTAAACCTAATTTCTTTTGTGTTTCAGGTAACGCATCATTAATAGTATCAATAAAAGAAACATAAGGTTCTCCTGTTGCTACTCTAGTTTCTAAAATCTTTTGCCATAACTCTCTAGCAGATATAGTACGTACAATTTTTTTTGTATGTGGGTCTATTAGATTCCAACTATCATCATACGTAGGTTCTTTTATACAATTATCTATTAGTTGCATAAACTCATTACTAATGTTTACACCATGATGTAAGTTAAGACATTTTCTATGTACGTCACCACCACTAGGTTTTCTCATCTCAATAAATTCTATAATTTCTGGGTGTGATATATCCATGTATGCCGCATAACTACCACGTCTTGTTTTGCCTTGAGAAAATGCAAGTATCTCTGAGTCTACTACATGTAAGAATGGAATAGAACCTGATGATTGTGAACCACCAGATGTCATAGTACCATCACTTCTTATATGTCCCCAGTAACCACCGATACCACCACCCACAGAAGCTAACCAAGCGTTTTCTGTGTAGTGTCCTGTTAATCCTTCTCTACTATCACCTACATAATTTAAGAAACATGAAATAGGCATACCCCTTTTACTTCCTGCGTTAGACAAAACAGGTGTAGAATACATAAACCATAACTTAGACGCATAAGAATAAATACGTTCAGCCATTTCATCATTATCTGAAAATGCTTTAGCCGCTCTAAGAAATCCATCTTGCGGTGAATCTTCTTGAGGTAATAAGTATCTATCTTTTAATGTTGTCTTACCAAAATCAGTAAGTAATTCGTCTCTGTCATAATTTATCATAGTCTAACTCTTTCTTTCTTTTTTAATATGTCTATAAATTCTGCTCTATCTATTACAGCGTAGTCAACTTTAGTTGGTTCAAAGTCATCTAAAAATAATAAAACAATTTCTTTATCAAGATTACCACATGTATAAACATCTAGCTGTACTATTGCAGGAGATACTTCGTCCCAACAATGTAAAGCTATGTGTGATGTTTCAATACATTGGACAGCAGTAATACCTTTATTGTTTTCTGTATCTACATAGACAGCAGTAGGTCGTCCAAGAGGACGCATACCTATTGCCTTAACTAATTTACGCAACCACTTCTTTACTTTACGTATATCTTGTGGTGGCTTGTTTACTTCTGCCCTAATGATTATGTGTTTATGTTCCATTATTTATCGCTGATTTTAGGTACACCTTCTTTTTCTATAATAAAATCAATGTATACTTTTGCTTTTTTTAAATCATCAATACCACCCTTACTACGCCAACGTGTTATGTATTTCACAACATTACCTTCGCAGTACGTGAGACCATTACCTATAATATAATCAATAGGTTCTATCTCTTTATTAGTATAGTGTGGTGGATTTTTTATTGGGTCTATTTTATCTGCCATAACTTTACCTTACCTGTTTTTTTGTTGTAGTCACCATGCCTTAGTATTCTAGCAACTCTAGCTTGAGCTAGTGCTTCTTTAGCAGTGTAACCTTTGTCTTTGTATATACCTTTTACTATTTTCCATAAGTCTTTTAATGGAACATTAGTATATTTTTGTATAAGTTTATTTGCAGTAACTACACCAACACCATCAATGCCGTCATAGCCATCAACTTTATCACCAGTTAATGTCTGTATCATAAAGTTATAATCAGCCATTCTTGGTGGTATCTGTTCTACATTTAAACCGTCAGCAGATAAGTTACATGGTATTGTTCGTAAATCTTTATCTATACTAACTACAATTCTTTCTTCATTAGTTGGCTCAGTTGCCATGATACCTAACACATCATCAGCTTCTAAGTTAGCCCACATTACACCATTATGTTTTTTCATAACATACTCACGTAATGCTTTTAATGTCATTGGCTTACGCTTCTGTCTTCTGTTATCTTTGTAAGAAGGTAAGACATCTTTTCTAAAGTTGTTCTTATCTGTCAATGCAACAACATAATCATCTGCACTGAATGATGAACCTAAGTCATCTATCACTGCATCTACATCAGCTTTACATTTATTCTCATCACAATGTAATGTCCATAGTCCATCACCCCAATGAGTATCTACTTCATTATTAATTGCAATTTGATATAACAATATATCACCATCAATTAATATTACTTTTCTACCTTTTAGTTTATCACTCATAATATTATCCTATGTTCTTTTTTAAAAATAATTCAGCAAGAGGAACTAAAACAAATCTGCTTTTGTTACCATCACCGCCACTCTTTATATTCTTCATATATTTTTTTGCCAATTTTTTTACAGTTGACGTATCAAATATCATACGAACATAATCTTTTTCACCGTTAGCTAATATGTGCACCCAGTAATCTGCTTCAGTTGCCATAATACCTGACGGCTTACCATAACATTCTACTTCAATAGCTATGTTATTAGTTTTATACCACCAGTCTCTTTCTGTTTTTATTTCCATCTTTGTTTTATCTTTGTCAAGAATAGATACAATTCTGTTCTCTCTTTCCTGACCATACTTTAGGTCTTTATCAAACTTCTTATTCATTAATGTGTTTCACTCCAATCATTTCCTATTTTATATTCTCCTGTTAAAGGGAGTCTTAATTGGAAGTGTTCGCCAGTACATTTGATTGCTTTGACAGCTAACCTACCAACGGTATCTGCATCTTTTTCAAGACACTCTACCTGTATTTCATCATGTACCCAAACAACCTGTTGGGTTTCAGACATATCCTTAACTAATTTATTAAACTCAACAAGCCATTGCTTACAAACTAAAGCACCTGAACTTTGTAAAAGTGTATTAAGTGCGGCGTGTGCTGAACGAACTTTAATCTGTCTTTTATCAAGACCAACTAAATGTCCTCTCTCTGCCGCTAATTGTACTTGCTCTATTAACTTACTTAGAGCAGGTAAATTGTTTAAGAATCTTTTTTTAATCTTAGATGCTTCACCAACTTTTTTACCAGTTACTTCCGCAATCCTTTTAACGCCACCACCATATAAAAAGCAATAGTAAAAACGCTTTGCTAAATCTCTTGAGTCCAATCCTGCTAGAGTTTGTGTCTCTGTATGTATGTCACCATCTAATACAACTTTTGTGTATTCACCATTGTCATACTTAGACATAAAATGTGCTAACATTCTAACTTCTAATCCTGATATGTCTATACCTACTAGCTTTTTACCACTAGGTACAGTAAACAAACTTCTACATTCTTTACCAAATGGTACAGACACGCTTGGTACTTGTGCCATGTTAGGAAACGAATGACTTGCACGTGCTGTTACAGTTGAATTAGTATTACATGTGCCATGTATCTTACCATTCTTTTCATGTTTCAACCATGCTTGTGTGCCTGTAGCTAGTTGTGCAATTCTTTTATCTAATAAGAAATGTTCGCATAAAATTTTTGCTTCAGGATATTCCAGTTTACTTAATACAGTATCATCTAGTTTTGGTTTACCATCATTAGTAAATTCTTTAGCTTCCCAACCATACTTAGTTTTTAATCTATCAGCTATG